TAAAGGTCTTGCCATTATTTTACTCTCGCTTTAAACATTGATCTTGGTATTCTACCACCTGATTTGTAGATTGCAGACATTCTTTTAATAAGATTTGCTCTTGCTGATCTTTTACTTCCACTTAGACCAGATAGATATTTTTTAGGCACACCTGTCTTTTTATCTTTTGGTACGGTTCTTCTTCTTTTTTTTCTTTTTTTTGACATTCCTTTTCCTCATTGGTCTTTTATTTATCATTTCTCTTATAGAGACTGATGTTGTATAACCTGTACTCATTTACCAGCTTTTCTCATTGCTAATCTATGTGCTTGTCCAAACGTTCTACCTTTTTTCATAGCACTAGCCATAGCCCTCATGTGTTTCATACTATGATGCTTAGCATGTTTTCTCATAGTTTTTTTTTGTCTAGTGTTTAAACCTTTTATTACACTTTTTATTGAACTTGCTTTAACCATACTATTTTCTTTTCTTTTTTTTCTTTTTCTTTTTCTTTTTTTTCATACCACCATAATGATAAGGCATATTTAACTCCTATTAGTTTTGTAGTTTTCCACCTGACCATTTTGCATCAGGTAATCCATTTGTAAATTGTTTTCCATCATAAGTCAAAACTTGTTTTCTATTACTACCCTCTGCAAATGAACAATGAATCCAACCTGAATTAGCCTCACCTGTATAATATTCTAATATTAGTTGATCAAAGTCACAGTTATTTTCAATCCAGAGTGCCACTTGTAAATTAGAGACTCCTGCAATTTCAAAATCTACTGCCTGTCCTTTGGCATGTTGACTTGTAGCTTTAGATCCAATCGCCTCACATAATTCGGGACTACGATAACCAGAAGTTACGATTACTGGCTTATCAAACTTTGCACGTACAGGCTCTAATACTCCATAACATACATCAGTTAAATTTTTTATTTCACCACTTCCAGCCTCGTTTTTTATACCTTTACGAATAGCCGTCATTGACTTAGTAAATTCTTCTAATTTAAAATGTTTTGATAATTGCATTTCTACTCCTATCTTGCTGTAGCTGCATCGCCGTTGCTGGATACTATGGGTTCTGCTGCAAATGCCAAATACACATAAGATGCACCTGAACCATTTACTGTTGCACTAGCTGAGTCACTACCACGAAATTTAAAACCATTTGAGTGTAATAATAATCCATAAGAATCTGTTTCTGCGCTTTGTTGACTAGGAAACATAACATAAGAATCATGACTTCCTCTACCATTGAAAGAAAATTTATTATCTGTCATTACCCAGCTTGCCGTACCATCAACTCTTTTTACTATTACGAAAGCTGGCTTAAATCCTGTATAGATGAACGCACCATCTTGATTGCCATTACCAGTATATGAACCAAACTTACTAAATCCTTTTTTTTCTGAAAAACAGTAGGCAATCATATTATTTCCACTATGATTTACAGCATCATCACTTCCAACAGTAAATACACTTGAAGTTGGTGAAGTATTATTATAATAAGCAACGTGAGTATTTCCAGATCCACTACTTTCTAAAAATAATGTTTTAGTATTTCCTAAACTTGCGTGATAAACACACCAAGAACTTGATGCCATAGATTTTGTTATAATCATTTTAGGAATAGCACCCAAACCATGACCAATAGTTGCGTTAGCACCACTACCAGACCATTTACATATTGAAAATCCTGATGTAGTTGAAGCTGAAACTGTTGATGTTATACTTCCATCTGAGTTTGATGAGCCAGCACCACCAGCTTTCCAGTTCCAAGCAACGTATGTTCTTCCTGAAACATTAGTCCAACCATTACCACCAGCTAAATTAAATCCACCACTTACTAAATCAAAAGTATTACTATCTGTTGCTTCTGCGGCAGTAGAGTTAGAAGAAATATATTTTTTATCTCCTCTTACTTTATCTACCCAATAATGTTGAGTTGGAGAACCTGTATTTCTTGATTTTACCCAAACTAAATCAGGTGTCATTCCTAAAGATGTTTGATTATTTGTACTATCATTTCCACTATATAAATGTGAAGTAAAATAATCTGTGGGTTTAAATGAAATATAAGCCATAGTTAAATCCTTTTTATCATAGTTTATCCGTAATCTTTAATGTTTTTTGTGTTTAATGTGTAATACCCTGTTGGAGGTGCATATTCCATAAGACCATGACCATTTTCATCTGCATTAGAAGAACTTACCTGTGTTGTTCCAAAATACCCTGAACCAAAATTTGCTTGCCATGTGTAATTTTGAGAATTAGCAGTATCTCCACATAAGAAATGCCAAGTATTGCCTGATGGTAAAGTAATATAAGAGTTAGGTGATGCAGAATCCCAACTTGTTCCGTTTTGCCATTGTCCGTTTTTAGAAAAATATAATCTGTTGTTAGTAGCATCTATACCTACACCTATGATGTCATTAATCGCGTAACTTCCAGCAAAACTTGCACCTGTTCCAGCCTCATATTTAGAACCATCACCTCTTATACCATAACTTTTATTATTTGTTTGTGGGTCATTTAAATTTGTTGAACCTAAGTCTGCTGCTGGTGATGCAATGCAACCTATAAAATCATCTGTTGCACCTGATCTAGCAGTACATTTAAACTCTGCATACCATTTACCAGTTTCAACGGCTAAAGATGAAATTCCATTTATATGACCACTATTTGTTGAAACACCTTGTAAATTTCCTAAAGTAAGAGTTGGTTTTTCCCCAACCTCAGGAACATCTGAAGAATTAAAAATTGCAAAATTATTATCAGGTGTATCTTTATTCTGAGTCATTGATCCTGATACTGTAAAATTATTCCCGTTACCTGAACTATCTGTTCCCATAGCACCACTATTTTCAAATTTTAAAAAGAAACCATTACTACCATAAGTTACACTTGGACTCGACTTTGCGACCCAAATTCCTGATGTAGAATCTGTTTCACCAAAGTCTGACGGAGCATAAGCTGTTCCATCTATAACATGTACATGAGTCATTAACCCGTCCCAATAATCACTACTATTTCCCTCTTGTCCAATATAATTTGTTACTGAGTTTGCATTTAAATAAAAAACAGTATTTTGTGATGGATAAGTTGCAGTATCAAAAACAGTTTCTTGTACTCCATTTATATACATTTTAACTCTATCACTAGAAGATGCCTGTGTTGTATCTACTGATAAAACAAGATGATACCAAGCATTATAATCAAGAAATCTTCTTGTTGTTTCTAATTTAATTGTAACCGAACCACTATCATTTTGGTAATACAGTAATTCACCATCACCAGCTATCACAATTTTTGCTCTTTGAGTTCCACTTGTATAATTTCCATAAATAACTTGGTCTGAACTTTTTTGACATTTTTTAAACCATATTGAAACTGTACCTTTATAAGTATTAGTTGATGTTCCTAAAGTTTTTGATAAAAAAGTTGATGCCATAATATACTCCTAATTAAATTGTCCTGAATTGTTTATACCAACACTTACAGTAATTGAAAACTCTCTATCTGCTGTTTGTGATTCTGCGTCAGTTGCTCTAATAGTAAAAGTGTAAGTTGTATCAGATGTTGCTGATGGTGCTGTCCCTGTTATTGCTCCAGTACTACTATTTAAAGTTAAATTCATTGTTTGTGCAGGTGTGTTGGCATTTGATGTCAATACAGATGTTGTTTCAGAAAAAGTTACTGTTGAGTCTGATGATGCTGCAACTGATAATGAAACACTTGATCCTGCTGCAACACTACCAATTGAACCAGCCGACGTTGAAAAAGTTGGAGTTGCAGATGCAGATAAAATAGCTGAAGATGATCTTACGGCATTTCCATCATTGTTTTCAACTCTAATAAAATAAGATGCAGATGGAAGTGTAAAGGTAGCATTGATTGATGTAGCACTTGTAAATGAAACTGCTGATGCTCTAGTAATTGCACCCGTTGATGAGTTTATAGCCTCAACAATAGGAACAGAAACAAAGTTTGTTCCAGCAATTGTAATAGCTGATGCCGTGTCAGGTGCTAGAAATAAACTGGAAGATGTTATTGTAGGTTTTGTTTCTGATATTGAACCAAAAGATAAATTACCTGATGCGTCAGTAATTAGTGCTTGTCCTGATGTTCCGTCTGCTGTTGGCATTTTAAAAGTAACACCATTTGAATTAAATTTACTTGATATAATTTTAAAGTGATTACCCATGTGTGCATGAGAAGAACATTGATAGTAAAGAATGTTAGGTGTGTATTCATCAACTGCTATTTGAGTATATGCTCCTGATGAACCAGCAGTTCCATTAGTAGTTACTCCTGTTGTGTAAGCTGTTGATTTTCCGTCATCTAAATAAAATCTTAATGGGTGTCCTGAGTTTGTTCCATCTGATTGATCGAATCTATAATAATAAGGTTTTGAAGTATCTGCACCATTTAGAGTAAATGCTGGAGCCTCTAAAGATTCTAAAAAATAAGCATTTGAACTTCCAACACCATGATATGGGTGTGCAGTTGTTTTTGTACCAACTGTAACTGTGTATGTTATTGGTGAAGAAGAAGAACCATAAGCACCTCTATCATGAAATAAAGAAGATAAGCTAGACAATGTAACAGTGCTATCTACAATATTTACAACATCATTAGTCATATCAAATATTGCAAAATCTATCCAAGCATCATTATCAGCATTTCTAAATTTTAAAGTATTTGAAGAAGTATCAAACCACCATTGATAAGCATATTTAGTTGATGGTTCTGATGATGATGAGTTATTTGATACAATAGCAGACAAAGCATTATTTAAATCTGTTCTAGTTGCTGGGAAAGTTTGGTTATCTATAATATAATCGTGATTTGCCATTTACTAAAATCCTTTTGCTATAAAATCAAATGTTCTTGAAACAGCACTATTTGATGAATTTTTGAAAGTAACATCAAAACCATTTATTGTTTTGTTTTCTACTAAGAAAAAATCACCTGTTGCCATTCCTTGTCCTGTTATGCCTACTGCATAATTAACAGTTTTGAATGCTTTTGTAAATGAAACTGTTTTTGTTCCAGCACCACTTGATATATCATTTCCTGATTGTATTCTATCTTCCATATCAATAGATACTGATAATGCAGAAATTACAGGTGTTGTTGCACCATCTCTTGATATTAACACTAATCTAAATTTATAATATCTAGCTGTATAGTCTCCAATTACAAAGTTTCTAAATGCAGTAAATGTAGAGTTATCATCTGATAAAGCAATTTCTAAATGAGCATTTTCGTTAGCTGGTGCATCTCCATCAAATGAGCCTGTTGCACTATCAAATAATCCTGTTTTAGAATCAAATAAGTCAGTAGGATCTTCTGAAAATTGTGTTAATGATGCTGTAACTCTTGAAGTATGTGATGCCCCAATGTCTATAACACTAGCAAAATCATAAGTTCCTGTTGCATTTAAATTTGTTAA